AAAGTTGCCTATCCTATGATTGTTGATCAGATAGACAATATGCAAACGGCAAGTAGCAACAATCGGTATCCAACTACTATGAGAGATGGATCTGAAGATCAGCAAATTGGACCGACAGAAGACGACGATGGATACTACCGTCATTATGAGATTATAGATCGATATGAAAAAGTAAAATTAAACTACTTTCACTTGCTTGACACACTTACGGGTGAAGAAAATATTATGAATGAAGAAGGGTTTGATGCGTATCAGCAAGAACCCGCTATTATCATGGAAACGGCACAAGGTATTCAGCCTGTAACCGAAGACAAGGCTGTACGAGAATTGTTGCAAGTAGCTGAAGCCACAGGTGGAGTTTACCACATGATTCAAGATCCTCAAACGGGTCAACCTACAATGATGCCGGGAGAAGAAGGGGATAACGCCATTCCAAATACCACAACACGAATCAATGTGGTGACTAAACTAGAAATGGTCGAACAGGAAGTAGTGGTAATGAATCGAGTTATTGTAGATCGCATTATGAGAATAATGTCGGTAGGGGGTGTCTTGATCGATCAAAGCATTATGGATATTGAAGATTATCCCATTGTGCCTTTAATGAATCGTCACAACAGAAATCCTTATCCAATGAGCGATGTTCGATTTGTTAAGCCAATTCAAGAATACATCAATAAACTAACCTCTTTAATTATTGCTCACGCTTCAAGTTCTACCAATACAAAATTATTAATTCCAAGAGGATCAATGGATCGCAAACAATTGGAATCTGAATGGAGCAGAGCGGGAACAGGAGTCATTGAATACGATCCAGAATTAGGTCAACCGATTGTAGCGGGTCCGATTCCTTTACCCAATGAATTGTATAAAAATAAAGAAGATGCTAAAGGCAGTATCTATCAAATATTAGGGATTCATCCTTTATCACAAGGAGATCCTAGTGCTGCACCCTCTACATACAAAGGTACGGTTGCAGTTGATGAATATGCCCAACGTCGTATTAAATCTAAGCTAGACGATATTGACGAAATGTTGAATCAAGTCGCTCGATCTGTGGTTCAACTCATTCAGCAAACCTACACAGATGAAAAGGTGATTCGCCTTATGAAACCCGATGGTAGGACAAGTGAAGCTATGTTAAATCGCCCAGTATACGATGATTTTACTGGAGAGATCGTAGGACGGATTAACGATGTTACTATTGGTAAATACGATCTTATTGTCGTAAGTGGTTCCACGCTACCATCAAATCGTTGGGCAAGATTTGAATACTATATGCAACTCTATTCAGCTGGAATTATCGATCAAGTTGAAATCTTAGAACAAACGGAAGTTGCGGACACAGAAGGCGTCTTAGAAAGAACCGCTATTATATCTCAGCAACAGCAAACGATACAACAATTGCAAGAAGAACTCAAACGTGTACAAGGTGATTTACAAACCTCGGAAAGAGAAAGTGTTCACGATAAAAAACGTGTTGAGATTGAAAAATTTAAACGTCAGTTGGGAAGAGCCAACGATAAAACGGCAAAAGCCGTTGAATTGTTTGAGGCTCGATTAGGCGATCAACTGAAAATGGAACGGGAAACGGAAGCAGAACCTCAAACACCAGTTGCTGTCACTTAGACAAATTGGAAGGAGATAATATGGAAGAACAAGTTCAAGACATTATTGCTGAGGATACCTCAAATAACGTCTCAGTAGATCAAACTGACGGACTAGAGCCATTTGATGCCAGTTTAGATACAAAAACAGGTATGTATATGGACGAACCTAAGGAAGTGGAAACACCTCCTGTAACCCCTGTTGAGAAACCTCAAGAGGAGCGTTACGAATATTGGCAAAGTAAATACGATCAGAAGGCGAGTGAGTTCAACTCAATGGAACAACGTATCAAGGAATTAGAAAATGTCGAGCCTATCGCAAGGCACATTAAAGACAATCCTTGGGTTTTAGACAATGTTGCAAAATCACTCTCTGGTGATACCCCTGTGGTTGCCGGTCAACCCGAATCGCAAGGATTACCAAAGAAACCCCAACGTCCAAATAAGCCAAGCAATTATGATCCATCTGAAGCGTACATGGATCCGGAATCGGTTAGTTTCAAGTATCGTGATTCTCTAGACACATATCGAGAGGATTTGGTGAACTACCAAGAGCAGAAGTTGAACTATCAAGAACAACAAAATGCAAGACAATACGAGATACAACAAAAGCAACAACAAGAAGCCATGCAAAAACAAGAACAACAAGCAATGGTTCGCAATTTAACAGAGCAGTATGGGTATACACCCGAAAAAGCTACGGAGTTTATGAAGTATTATTCTTCTCCCGATAGCCTCTCTCTAGACAATTTAGTTGCTTTAGACCGAATACGGAATGCTCCAAGTACCGCAGAAGTGGAGACAAGGCAAAAAGCTGAAATGATGAAGAATCGTCAACAACGGGTTGCCGTTCCCCCACCAGCAAGTGTTGGAGGTGGAGAAAATCAACCGCAGTACACAGATGAAGATTTGTTCAATTTGGCTTTAATGCAAAATAAAAGAACGGTTTAATCAAACGACCCTGAGGGGGGTCTAGGAGGGTAACAACAATGGCTAGTAACGCCAAAAATCTCACATCAAGTGGGGTATTATATACAGACAGACGAGATTTTTACATTCGTCCTAATGTAGTAAAAGAGCTTTGGACTGATGTAACACCATTTACAACAGTTATTGCTAATAAAAACACCGTAACAGGTATGGCTGATCCACAGTTTAAGATGTTTGAACATCGTAATCCTTGGGCAAGGCAGTATTTTCAACAATCTACTACTCAAGCAGTTGCAGCCGATAACGGAGCAGACACATGGACTGTAAAAGGCACTTCAGTTGTCGGAATGGAAGGCGAAGGTGCTGGAAATGCGTACAACAGTTGGATTGGACTTGAGTGTGAAGTTTGGACAGCCTTAACACCGGGAGCTACTAAAAAAGGTGTGGTCTTAATTACTGCAGTTGCGGGTAGTGGATCAAGTGCTAATTTGAGTGTTAAAAATATGGGTGACGCTACAATTACTCCGGCAGATGGTGATTATTTGATTGTCGTAGGTAGTGCATACGGTGAAGGTACAGTAGCTGGAACCGCTTGGGCAGACGAACTTGCAGTCGTTTACAACCAATGTCAGATCTTCAAAACACCTTTACAAATAACAGGTACTTTATTGGCATCTGCTTTAAGAGGTGAATCATCTGAATTGGCAAGATTGCGTGATCAGAAGTCTCAAGAACACAAGATTCAAAAAGAAAGAGCTTTCTTATTTGGTCGTTCTCCTATCAACACTAGCGGTGGATTTGATGACAATTCTCTATCTGATGCTAATAGCAACGTGGTTCGTTCAACAATGGGAATTATTCCAGCAATTGAAAAGCACGGAGCAAGTAGTGGAGACGATCAGAGTCGTTTTTCAATAACCGAAGCAAGTTATTCTTACAATGACTTTGTAGACGATATGGAAAAAGTATTCCAATACGTTCCTGAAGCGGGTATGAAACGTGCTTTCTGTGGACAAGGAGCGTTAAGCTACTGGTCTAAGATGGCGGGTTCTTCTGGATTTGCAGGTAACTCTGGATGGACAGTTTCCCTAGGAGATATGAAAAGAGATGCCTTAGGATTTAACTACAGAATTCTTGAAACACCTCACGGTGCTTTGCAGTTAATTCCAACTCCAGTTTTACGTCAGACTTACAACAAAACAATGTTGGTTGTATCTGATGAAAATCTGTTCCATGCTCAATACAGGGCTCCAAAGTTCCAAGCAAACATCTTAACAGATGATGCATACGATGGTGTCAAAGATCAGTATATGTCTGATGAGGGTATCGGAGTTACTTTGGTAGAAAGTCACAAGTTATTCCAAATATCATAAGGGAGGTTTATTATGGCTAGACCTTATATGGGAGGAACAAGCGTTTCGATTAAAGAAATAACTGCGGCTACTACCTTAGGAAATGTAGATCATGGGAAAACAATTCTCATGAATGCGGGTGCAGACAATGTGGTTATTACTTTACCGGCTTTAGCTAAAGGTTTGGAGTTTACATTTGTCCAAACAAAAGCATCGGCTGGATCAACGTGTAGAATAACACCCGTTGGTGGAAAAATCATCGGATATGTGAGTCAGCAAGAAGGAGGCAATGCGGATGCAACTACGGCAGATGGATTGACTTCTGTTCTAGATGGTGCAGATAATAAATACGTTCAATTAACTAAAGCAACTGGACATCAAGGCAATTTTATTAAAATAGTCTGTGATGGTTCTGATTGGTTTGTTGTTGGCGGTATAGGCACATTTGCTCACGAATCGTAAACTAAATAACGATGGGGGAGTTTCGGCTCCCCCAAAGTTGGGATTATGACACAAACACAACTAATAGAACTGGTTCAACAACATCACCCTGAAATGGGAGAAACCCAAATACGATTGTATTTAAACAGAGCTTTACTTGAATTCTGTCGTAAAACGAGGATTTTAAATGGACTGTATACTTTTTCTACAACTGCTAATCAACGATACTACAATCTTGATAGCAATATATTGGAAATAACTCAAGTGGATTATGAAAACTATCCTATTCCAAGAATTAGTGGTGTGGTGGATAAAACCGATACGGATAATTAACAATGAGTGACGTAAAGACAAATGCATTAAAACACGGATGGTGGACAGAACGAGATGCTATTGCCATTGTAAAACGTTCTGAAGAAGACGACAACACAACCTATTTATCCGTAGAAGAAGTAAAAACGGTTAACATTCATGCCGTAAAAAAAGATGAAAGTTTTGTAGCCACTACAGGGGGAGACGGTTCTGGTGGAATTAGAATGGATGAATCTTCTGCAATACCTGAAGAATTTCATGAGGCTTTAGCGAATTACGCCATTGCAAAAGGGTATGAATTAAAACCCAGGTTAATAAGACAAGCTTCTTACTTTAAAGATTTATTTAATCAAGACGTTAGAGAAGGTAAACGATACGCAAATAAAGGTCGTGATGGTACGGCTTATTACATTCAAGGAAATGACTTTTAATGGAAGAACAATTCTTAGAAACAAGATATTGGACAGACTTAACCGATGTGTTGTGGGGAGATCAAGGGTTAGAGTGGGATGATACAACTGCTTATTCTGAAACCACTCTTTCAACACCTTCTTATACAGAATTAAGCAATGCGGATACAACTTTTACAGAATTATGAGTTTTAAAACAGAAATAGAAGATTTAATTGGATCCGTTGGAGATGACACGCTTATCTCTAATGCAATTCAAGACATAGGATCGGAGATTGTTAATGTTTTGCCTTATGAAAAATTAATGAAAATATGCAAAACAACCTCTATATCTGGTTCGGGTACAAATACATCTACTTTTAAAGTATTGGCAGTAGATAAATCAGATTACTTTGCAAAAGAAATACCAAGTATGGATAAAGCTAGATATAAAAATACAGGCTCTATTTATGCGGGAAGTGACACGAGCCCTGTGTATTATTTTGAAAACCAAAGTATTTTTGTTATTGGATCAGCTTCAGGTGGAGAAACTACAGGAACTTTACATTACGTTCCAAGAATTCCTACTTCCGATGGAAGCACGGCTATTGTTCATGGAGATACAGGAACAGAACATTTTCCAAAAGAAGCAGAACCTTTATTGGTTACAGGGGGAGCGGTTAGGTGTTTACAAAGATTGTTGGCTGATAAATCGGCAAATTTACCTACCGATATTAATGAACCTACATTACCGGTTTCTCCTACAAGTCCAACGTTAAGTTCAAACTCAGTTACTTTTTCACAAACGGCTCCAAGTTATACTATGCCTTTATTAACTCTTAAAAGTTCTACGAGTTTAATTTCAGATTTAACTATTTCAGCAGTAAGTCCAACGGTTCCGGTGTTAACTTCAAATTCAGTAAGTTTTAATACCACTCCTCCTGAATATATTTCTCCTGTTTTTAGTCCTTCATTTGGAACAGTAGATTCATTTATATCTACAGATGAAGATGTTGAATTGGCAAGTATTAAGATTCAAGAAATCAATTCTCAAATTAATGATTTTCAAGCCAATATACAGAATCAACTAAATGTATTTAATGATGCCAATACAGAGTATCAAGCTGAACTTCAAAAAGCGATTCAAAATGCTCAATTGTCTCAAAGCGATGACGTTCAAAAACTTCAAAAGTTTTCAAATGAAATACAGTTATATCAAGCACAGGTAGGAAAAGAAGTACAAGAGTATCAACAAAATACAGATGCTGATATAAGATTATGGACAGCAGAAAGACAAACCGATTTACAAAAATATAGCAACGACATACAAAACGCTTTAAATGTTTTTAATGTTGAAAATACAGAATACCAAGCTAATCTTCAGATCTCTATACAAAATGCACAATTATCGTCTCAAGATGATGCTCAATTACTACAAAAATATTCAAGCGAAGTTCAAGATTATCAATCTGAAATAAGTTCTATTGTTCAAAAATACAACACAGATATACAGAATTACGGAGCAAAAATTCAAAAACACACAACCGATTATCAATGGAAACAAGGGCAGTATCAAATGTTAAAAGCTGAATACAATCAAGGGTTGCAATTATTAATTGGTGGTGGAATGCCACAACAACAAGGAGCTTAGTTATGGCAAATACAAATAAAATATCGTTTGCAGTATCTGTCACGCCAAAGATTTTAATGGATCTTGCAGACGGTGTAAATCAAGAAATGGAAGTAATTAATGAAAACGTAAGAAGATCTCTAGGTGGATCTGGTGAAATAACTTCAAATAGTGGAGACGTTACTATTGCGGGAGGTTGGGCAAATGGAGTTAATACAGCCGTTACTTCTGATGGTACAGAGTATGCCGTAGACACAGCTACCGATATGGTATTTTTTAAACATACAGGTCTATTATTTGGCACAACAACTTCTTCACAAGTTGCAGATACAGTTAAGGTAACTATACATGGAGATGAAACGACAAATGTAACAGGTGATGGAGTTATCATTGCAGAAATAGCAAATGGAGAAGCATTTTTATTACCAAGACCAGCATCGGGAATATATTGGAAGCTAGTTACCGGTAATAGTTCCAATCATGTAGGCGTAGAAGTTTTAATAGTAGCAACATAAAAATTTTAACCAAGATACCCATGAGAATAGTCAAGCTCGGTAAGGTATCGTACTAAAGGAGAAACAAGATGGCTGATATTAATAAATATTCTGTAAAAGAATCTTTAAATCAATTGTTATACGATACGGCAGTAGCGGTAACACCCCACGATTCTGACGACATAACAGGAGCCCCTTATAAGGCTTTATATGTAGGTGTCGGTGGTGATGTAAAAGTAGACATGAACGATACAGGATCTGCTATCGTGTTTAAAAACCTAGCAAGTGGTCAAATACTTCCTATTGTATTTAATCAAGTTTACGACACCGGAACTACGGCAACCAACCTTGTTGCTTTAAGATAATGCTAGGCGTTTTACGAATAGCGGTTACTCAAGTTATGCAGTCTATATACGACATAGGTTGGAGTGGCTCAGAAGGTTCTCAAGTAAAATGGGAACAGCAAACAATTAAGTGGGAAGATATGGGAGATTTAGGAGAATAATATTATGGCAACGTTAACAAATAAGACAATAGCATCAACTTATACAAGTCTTTTAAAATTAGAAGGTGATACTGGTTCAACCGTAGCTTCACCCGGTGCAGCAGTACAAGTAAAAACTGGAGATAATGATGCAACTCCACTATACCTTAATACAGATAGAATAGGAATTGGAATTGCTTCTCCAGACAATACGCTTCATGTTTATAAAGGAGATGCTGGAAGCGTATCTGGTACAACTGGAGCAACTACGCCATTAGTAATTGAAAACAATAATCATAATTTTATACAATTTTTAAATCCAGCAGAAAAACAAGCTGGTCTTTACTTTGGTTCTCCAAGTGAAAATTATTATCATGGAACTATTGCATTTGATGAAAATAATGAAAAGTTTGTTTTTGAAATAGATTCAGTTAAAAAACTTGTTGTAGATGCCAACTCTCGCATTTCTCTAAGTAATAATGATTTAGGAACTCAAAATACAATATTTGGAAATTTAGCTGGAGATGACATAGCAGCTGGTGGAAATTACAATGTTTTTGTAGGTTTTAATGCTGGTCACGAAAACAAATTAGGTGACCATAATATAGCAATTGGTACAGCGGCTATGGATGCCTCTTACATTGATGATACTCAAGATGCTTTAACTATTAACAATGTTTTTGTTGGAAATAATACTGGTGGTGGTGGTTGGGTAACTGCGGCTTGTCATTCAAATACTGGTATTGGAAATAGTGTTATGTCTGACGCTATGAATGGAGCAACTGAAAATACAGCGGTTGGTTATAAAGCGATGATGGATATGATAAGTGGTACTGCAAATGTAGTCATAGGAAACAATGCTTTAGAAAATGCAACTACTGCTCTTGTAAACACAGTTGTTGGTGGCGAAGCTATGAGTGGAATAACAACTAATGCTGTTCAAGATACTGTAGCTATTGGACATAGTGCTTTTAAAGGTAGTAGCTCGACAACTACTGGAGCAAATGGAACTGTCGCTATTGGGCGTAGAGCTTTATTTGCTCTTACATCTGGATCTGGAAATACCGCTATTGGTTATAATAGTGGCTTATATCTTACAACTGGTGGTAGCAATACTTATGTGGGTTATGAGGCTGGAAAAGGCGTAGATGGAACGCCTCAAGCTGGTGGTAATAATGTTGCTATTGGACAAGGGGCTGGAACTAATTTACAAGGAGCGGTTACATCAAGCACTTTTGTGGGTACTGCCGCTGGAGATGTAGTCACAACAGGTACTAATAATATCTGTATTGGAACATTATCAGACCCAAGTAGTGCAACTGGTACAAATCAGATTGTAATTGGAACAAGCACAACTGGAATAGCA